CGAATTGTGGCAATCCAGTTTTAGGATTAATAGTACCACTGCCCCCTAGATCTTTCAATATCATGGCTTCTAGCGGGTTTATATGAGCTAATACAGTGTCTTCACCCTTCCCTTGTTTTCTAATCATCTCAGCTAACATTGGATAAGGGCTATTTTCCACTTTATTTTTTTTCTTTTTCACAGTTCCGCCATCAGCATAACTTACTGTATTAGGATTTTGCATATTAGCAGCAGGAAATGATTGAGACGGCGGAGTGGGATAAGGAGCATTACTGCTCATCATATTAGACAATACATTCCCTTGAGCATAAGGATTCTGTGGCATTTGATTAAGATATTGATCTGCATACGGATCTGCATTTGTATTTAATGGCATAACCGTATTTTGATAACCATTGTTAAATCTTGTATCAAACATTTTGACCCTCTTCTGTATTAGATTCATTATTAACAATTAAATAGACGACCTTCGCCCATTCTTGCCAATCCTTAAAGTCTTCTTTTTTAACTCCTTGAGTAATAGAAAATGGTGAAGGAACACCGCTACGTGCAAAAATACCGGTTCCAACTACCGCCGCTCCCCATTCTTGCCATTTATTCTCGTCTTGTAACAGAGGCAAAAACGCATTAGGTCGATCCGCTACTAAAGCAGCTGCCCAATTGTTTAAAGTTATATACTCTGGCCAAATAACTAACATTATCTTGCATCCCCCATACCGAGTAATAGTATTATGTGTCCCACTTCAAAATTATCTATTGACCTAAACGTAAGACTCATATTGCGCCCCTGCACTCTCATATCAAGTTTGCCTGTATTCCTTGCAAATTGTACCGGGGCACTAGTAACTACTGGACTTTGAGCATATTCTTGCGTATTGACTAAAACTTCAAATCTATCTGGTGCTCCAGCTGTAGTTACAAAATCAGGCTCTATTCTTTGCAAATCTACCCATCTATTAACGAATTGAGAGGGCATTGTACCTCTGTTTGGTTTGGGCGGAAATGCTACCCATGAAAATATAGGAGTAGTAAAAGAGGAGGGTATTGGTGCTATACTGCGCCCCCCCCCTGCTGCCTCATCTTGCACTACTCCGAATTCATGTCTCCAAATATTTTGGTTACCAGTAGGATTAACAAGAGCCAGTCCATAAGTACTCATAAAGCCAAAGTCAGGAGAAAATACGCCCGCAGTTCTGGAAATAGCCGTATCGTACCAAAAGTTCTCCCTTTTGTTGTAAACTACGGCTCTTGAATTAGCGCCAGCAACTCCTTTTACTGGATAAAACCACCATATTTCACCATATTTTGTATTCTTTACGCCAAAAACTTGCTGACGTCTTTCCATATCTATATTATCGTAAAAATAATTTAGATTCATTCGGTTATCCATTTCCTGAACAATGCCGTTATAAACAAAGAATCTATCGGCCCCAGGCCAAAAAAATAACCCATCATACTCAACTACGCATTTACTTGATAAAATAGACGAGCTGGTAGATATCGTATCACTTTTAAAAAGTACGGCGTCACCCCCTACGTTTGTCACTCGTACTACAGAGGATAATGTCCAAAAAAGAAGAGAAGGAGTATTAGAACCACCGCGAATTGGACGACCATAAATCACTTTGTCATTTGATATTGTCAAAGCCCCGCTATCCGCTCCTGCAAAAACGAAAGGATTAGCTGATTGGCTATATTGAACCAAACCATTAGAGCCGTATAAAAAAAGATAAGGTGCAGCAAAACATAAACCGCCATTAATTAGAGGATTTACTCCCTGGAGAGCATTACGGCCAATAGCACTATTAATTGCTCGACTAATTTCTATTGAAAAAAAATCAGAGGCAGAATTTTGGGCTATATCAAGCGCATTATTAGTTAGCATGAATACTATGAAAGCTTGGCTAGATCCTTTATCAATAACAGTTTCCGACTCCCACATGACTGATGGAGGAAATGCACCACCTAATAAATCATTCCAACCTATATTTACCCAATCAGGGGAATTAAGTTGCGCACTAATTCCTTGTTCACCACAAATCAAAATTAAAATTTGGCCGCGGCCAGAAGGGAGAGGAAAAATAGTTAAATCAGTAACTCTTACCTCTGCCTTCTGGGTAAAAGCCCCTTTCATTCCTCCTATCTTCTTGACTTTCCCCCGTTGAAATCTAATCCATTGTCCATCAAGGCAATACTCAGATTGAAACTGACTACCGTCTCTTTGAATACCTGGGCTATATATTAATGGGTAAAGATTAGCGCTCATTAGTCTTTATCCCTCTTTGAAACGCGATCAGTGTATAGTTCTTTCGCGTCTTTGTTTACACTCTGCAAAGCACGACTATATAAAGCTTCAAACACCGGCACACGCTCATCGTCTTTTAAAAATGGAATTGTCTCAAGCAGGCAAGCGTATAAAAGTAAACTCGGATATCTTAAAGTTAAAAAGTTTGTAGGATTTCCCACATTAAATAAAGGTAGCCCAAGATAAATCAATTGCATTGGATATGCATAATCAGGGGTAGGCGCAAAGAAAAAATTATCATACCCAAAAGCATTGGCATAAAATTCAGGTGTTGATGTAGGAATTACCTTTGGCCAATAACTTTTGCAAAACTCTAAACTTCTTAGTAGTAAAAAAGATGTGGGAGCTGGATTTAATCTATTATCAGTTATACTTAAGCTAATCGTTTCTTTCCAATTTGCAGGCTTTGCTAGTGATGGATTGTTTGCTACCAAGTTTCCGTCTAAAACTATTTCAAATCCTATACTTTTTGCTTCTGAGTAAATTCGATTCACTCCTTGATTAATAAAATCAGGAATCTGATCAATAAAAAATTGATCGGTCCTATTTGAGTAATTTTGTATTTGAAGACGTAGAGAGTTATAATCCATTTATTCCTCCCTTTGTCTTTGACTATTTAAAGAGTAAGCTGTTACAGGAATGCCAACCTTTGTTAGAATTGACTTTAAACTTGCCTCGTTTTTAATTGAACTTACAGGTGTTAAGAGCAACTTAGCTATGTCAGGCTCTAGCAACGCTTGTTCTAATAGACGTGTTATTTGTTGCTTTTCATAATTTTTAGATAACTCATATACCGGCGTTAAATATTTCCCACCTGGTATTTTATTTATAATTTTCTTCCCAATAGATTGTTTTACGGGGTTAGTAAGATTTTCTAAAAGAGTAGTTTGAGATTGAGTGTTAGAGCCAACGGCTCTCCCTACCGTTGCAACCATATTACGCCTTTTTAAAACGCTTTTTACATCATCTAAAACCTTAATCTGATTTTCATCAAAAATATATTGAAGCTTCCCTTTGTTCTTCTTTAAAAAATTATTTACTTTGTTATATGAAAGATTTTGTTGTCCTAGTGCATTAGCTGAAGCAAGTTCAGAAGTATTTAATAACTTGTCAACTACAGAGCCTCTTATCATATCAATAGTCTTCTTATCTTTTCCTACTTCGGCCATTAAAGCCTTTGTATTATTTAAACTACCACGCAATATCATGTCGGGGATTTGTTCTGGGGAAGTTAAAAATTCCTGGCCGAAAGTATCTTGTTTGACAATCTTTCCTAGCAACGGTTCTTTTTCAATAGCAGAGACGGGTTTAGATAACTTAGCATAAGCAGACCGTGCTATTGCTTCCTCGGGTATTTGAGCCATGTCTGCAAGAATATTAGATTTGGCTTCTGACAAAGCTCGTGCCACCTCATTATTACCGGATTTTTTAGCTGCGCCAATTCTTCCAGAGATGTCTTTTAAAGCGTTTGTTAGTTCAGCGGGCACAGGTTGTCCTAAAACCTCTCTTTGAAGCTGTGATCGCGCCCCTTGTCCTAAATTACCGTATAATTTATCAAAACCTCGCGCCTCACCTTTAGATACTGCATTACTTCTGATGAGATCTTCAACATAATTGAGATTATTTTTTATATCTCCTTTTGCAAATTGGCCTTCTCTTTTTAGAAAAGCTTGTGTATTTGGAAGATCAATACCTTGCCTTATTTTATTTACATCTTGATAAAGAGGATCTGTAACATTTGTTCTGGCTTGTTTTCTATTTTTTAACTCTCCAAATAAATAATTTCTAATAGCCTCCCCTTGCTGGGTTGGCTCTAAACCTATTTGAGGCGATAATTGATTTAATTGTCTGTTGATAATGCTATCGGTAATAGCCTCTTTTTCTGCAATAGCTGGAATATTAGGGGCTAAAGCTCTATGAAGACCTGAAATACCTGTGTTTTGAGCTAGTTCGGCAGTGTTAAGCTTAGTATTAAAAGGAGTGGGAGCATTTAAATTCTCAAGTACTCTTGGAATATTCCTTTCACCTACTTTTTCTTTTAGAATATCACTTGCCGCACTCTTTATAGCTTTTTCTTGACCACTTTTTGTAAATCTGTTTAATAAATTGCCAGTTCCTTTTATAGAACTTGAAATTCCTCTTGCAGCTGTTGGTAAAGCAAATGCCGATCCAAGATCAGCAACTAATGGATCAACTCCACCTTCTTGCAAAGCTCCGCTAGTTGCGCCGATAGCAGCTCCTGTGCGGGCTAATTTTGCCGCATTCAATGCACCTGCTCCTTTGCCGACCATTCCCCATGGTCCCAATGAACCGGCAAACTCAGCAGCATGCGAAGCCACTCTTTGCCCGCCAGTTGTAGGTTTAGGTTCTAAATTAAAACCAGTTTTACCTTTTATATATTCCCTTGCACCACTACTCGTTGGAATACGAGAGCTTAAAGTATTAATTTGGGGAGTTTCTATGTCGGAACCTGGATATCCCATTAATTCCATCTTCCTTCTTTCTGATTCGGCCTGTCCTCTAGCTAGTCCTTCTAATCCTTGAGCGGCTAAATTAGGTATATCGGCAATAGAACCTAATCCCTTTAAAGCCGATTTGCCTATAAGAGCAGCCCACGAATCGCCTTCTTCTTGTTTTTGAGATTGAATCCTATATTTGTCATAAGATTTTACCGGTAAATCCCGAGAAGCTTTTACTCTGTATTTGTCATAAGATTTACTCATTTTCAAACCCCATTAAAACCATCATTGATCGCCTCATTAATAGCCTGCTTATCATTAGCAGGAATTTTAATTTGTTGGCCGTTTTGATCTTGCATGAGTATAAAATTTTGGCCGCTTTCTCCTGAATTTATATCGATATCTTGACCTTGAAGAGCCATATTTTCCATCTCATCTACATCATTAGGATCTATACTGATCCCTAAATCAGCGCTTAGTTTTGCCGCTTTGTAGTAGGTATCCATCTCTTTGTTGATAGATCCCATTTTCTCTTTTATGGTTTCATAATCATCATGTTTTATATCAGGAAAATTCGGCTTTAAACGATCGTACATCCCCTGACCTAATTTACCGCCACCAGCTTTAACAGCTTCTAAAACAGCAGTTAAATTACCCATCTTTGCAGCTAAATCTTTTCTAGCAGCAGTTTCTTTTTGAAGAGTTTTTTTATTACTAAATTGACCAAAAAAATCCTTTACTGGATTAGTTATTCCTGAATAGCCCCCTATCGGTTGGAAGGTATTATCTTTTGTAAGTTTTTCTAACTCATCCCAGCTTTTATTGATTTCTTTGACAGCTAAGTAAGTATTACCTGCCTTTGTTTTAAATTTATTAGCTTGTCTTTGTTCTATTTTATCTAATGGACGGAAAGATTGACCCTTATAATCTATTAATCCATCTTGCAAAGCTCCACCGGGAGTCCTGGCATTAACCCTAGAATTCATCATATCATGAGCACGTCTTTGCTCCCCAAGCTGCGCTTCTGCATGTTGTCTTCTCCACGCCTTTTCTTCTTCTTGAGACTGTCTGTTTTGTTCTGCGGCCTGATAAGCTAACATCTGATTAGCAAGAGCGTTATTTTGAGTTAATGCCGCATCTTCCGCATCATCATGCGCCATTATTGCAGGAGATAAAGCTCTTCCAACTGAACCAAAATTATTCCAGAAGCCTTTTTGTTTAGGTTGCTGGGCTATATTATCGCCAAAAGTAAGCATTGACCTTCTAAGAGCTTTTTCCTGCTGCTTATCGGTCATCCCAAGAGAATCTCTTGCGCTTGAAATGGCTTTATTAATCCCACTATCAAAAGGGTTATATGGAGCTTGCTGTTGTGGTGCTTGCTCCATATTCTGATTCGGTTGTTGCTGACTTTGCAAATAATTTAAAACTGCTGGATTCATTTTAATCTTGGCTCCCACAAGTTGTTGTTCTATCGTCATCTATCTCTAATCTTCCTATTGAACATGCAGAAAGAAAAAAACATAGGATGAAGAATGATATAAATTTGTTCATATATTTAAACGACCGTTACTGTTACCCAAGCAGCGTTTGTCCGAGCTTTAAACGTATTAAGTGTAGTGTTATAATATATAAAACCTGCTATCTCATTAGCAGCTACTTCTACAGCTGCGCTAGCTCCGCTAGGCAATATCACTGGTGAACTTCCAGCTACGAGACCAACTCCCGCTGTAGCCACGCTAGAATTTAGATTATTCCAGACACCGTTTGTATAGTTTTGAAAAGTATTAGTAGTGGTATTATATATGATAGCCCCATTTACCAGTGTAGTTGCTGGAATAGCATCTCTTTGCACCGTAGTTAGTTGGGTAGCGTAAAAACCATTGTTTTTGTTGGTAGTATTTGCGGCAACTTGAAGGCCGCCATTGATACGTGTAATTGCTGATCTTGGCATAATAATCCTCTTAAAATTAAATATATTAAGATTCTTTTTATGGCTAAGAACGTTTAAACCAGTAATACGATTTTAAGTTTCGCAGAAACTGTATTGAATATTTAATCAAGGCAACGGCAAATCATTTAACCTTGTGTAGCTGATCTCACAATCGCATATTTGAGTATACCCATTAGTAAAACATACCAAACTATCGCTTACGCTAGGGTTGGGAGTAGTAGTATATTCAAGAAATACTTGTAGTCCCAATCTAGCTATAACATCGACAGTCTCATAGGGTTCAATCGGAAACTCATTGATGTAAAATATTTCGACTAGGGATATTTGATCCCTAATCTTTTTTAAATTAAATCTGATAGGTTTACCGCCCCTATTGCATACGATCAATCCGTTAACTTGCAAAGGATTTGTATCGGCAATTAAAATAGTTGTAGGTACATCACTTATATTTGCAAAAGGGTTGCTCGGATAATTTACAAAAATCCCCATAAATAAAGTTATTTACCCTCTAACCCATCTAAGCTATCGCCACCGCTCACCGGGACAGGGACCATTAACTTTACTTCCCTTAATGACACCTCGGCTTTTTCGCAAAGATTAATTAAAGCAATACATCCATTTTTGTACTCAGGTAATGATGGGGCGTTTGCGCCAAAAATTTGAGTAACTAATGTTTGAACATATTGCAATTCAATAACTAAATCATTAATCATCACACTTTTTTTCTTTTGTTCTTCTATAATCATTTCAATATTATTCATGTAGCTTTCCTTGTTTTGATTAATTGTTATTAAGGGCAGACGCTTCGACTATTACAATAATCTCTCTCACGTATTCTTTATCCACTTCAAATTTAGCAATATCGACATTAGATTGTTGTATCTGAGCTTGGCAGTTGGCGATAGTTTGTTCTTGCATAGCAATTATTGTCCTTATATTGTTTTGCGCCTCTAACTGTCCCGTGATCAAATAATCGTAATTAATGATTTCGCCATTTAAGTAATCCAATAATATTTGTTTAGACATATCGACTCTCTCTGTTTGTTAATTTTCACATTTGTATTATATCATATTTTTTAAAATCCATGATTTTTTATGGATTTATAATAACCCACCTAAAAGAGAAAGTATCGGCGACCACCGTTGAATAAACCACGAAAGAAGTATTATTAACAATAGAAGCTACTGATAAGATTCCTACACTCGCGGCTAAAGGGGCTCCCAAAGCGCCGTTATTTCTAGTTATAAGTACTATTGAACTAGTTGTTACCGCGGTGGTGTTGATAGTGACTCCAGTAGCGCCATTTAAAGTGCCCGTTCCCGCGGTTGAAGCTACCCCTGTTGTCTTTGCTGTTACGAGAGTCCCGGTATATTGCGTTGTTCCACTTGTAAATGTTGGTTTAGCAGTCGCGACAGAAAATATCCCATCACTCACAGCTACGGGTGGCGTAGGGGCAGCGGAGTTTTCAATGTAAATTAATGGTATACTAGAATTGTCAGTGCCTAAGTGCAAAGAATACCTAGGGGACGTTTTTCCTATTCCTACAAAGCACCCCGCTCCCAAGACAACTGAGTTCGAAGTTCCTACTTTTGTATTGTATCCGATAGCTGTAGCGTTTGTTAGCCCAATAACCGAAGCGTCTGCGGACGTTCCCACGAATGTACACTGAGTGTAAAGAGAAAAGCTAGATGCGGCACTGAGTCCTACGGCTACATTACTTGCCCCAGTCGTATTGTTTCGTAAAGAACTGACTCCCACACCGACATTGCTCCCACCTGTCGTGTTGTTAGTCAAAGCAGAGCTTCCTACAGCGACATTACTCGCCCCAGTCGTGTTAGCAAACATGGCGTTGAGTCCCGCAGCGACATTGCTTCCGCCAGTCGTGTTGAAATACAAGGCGTTGACTCCCACGGCGAGATTACTTACCCCAGTTGTGTTACTTCGCAAGGAATTGTTTCCCGCAGCGACATTGTCGTTGCCAGTAGTGTTGGAAAACAAGGCTTGATATCCTACAGCGGTATTATTGTCGCCTGTCGTGTTGGAAAACAAGGATTGAGATCCTACGGCGGTATGGCGTGCTCCAGTCGTGTTAAAAAGCAAAGTGCTGAGTCCTACAGCGACATTTCGTATCCCTGTTGTGTTAGAAGTCAAAGCAGAGGCTCCTACAGCGATATTCTCCCCGCCAGTCGTGTTAGCAAACATGGCACTGAGTCCTATAGCGACATTACTCGCCCCAGTCGTGTTAGAAATCAAGGCATTGAGTCCTACAGCGATATTGCTCCCGCCAGTCGTGTTGTTCTGTAAGGAATTGTTTCCCACAGCGACATTACCTCCACCAGTCGTGTTGGACACCAAGGCACTAACTCCTACAGCGACATTGCTCCCGCCAGTCGTGTTGGAAAACAAGGCATTTAGGCCTACAGCGATATTTGACAGGCCAGTCGTGTTAGCAAATAAAGCACTGAGTCCTACAGCTACATTACTTGCCCCAGTCGTATTGTTTCGTAAAGAACCGACTCCCACAGCGACATTATTGTCGCCAGTCGTGTTGGAAAACAAGGCGCTGCCCCCTATACCGATATTGTTCACGCCAGTCGTGTTATTAAACAAGGCACTGATTCCTACGGCGACATTGCTCCCGCCAGTCGTATTGGAAAACAAGGCATTTAGGCCTACAGCGATATTTGACAGGCCAGTCGAGTTAGAATACAAGGCAAAGTTTCCTACAGCGGTATTACTGATCCCAGTCGTGTTCTGCACCAAGGAGCTACTTCCTACGGCGACATTATTGTCGCCAGTCGTGTTGAAATACAAGGAGCTACTTCCTACGGCGACATTATTCCCGCCAGTCGTGTTAGAAAACAAGGCTTGATGCCCTACAGCGGTATTGGTCAGCCCCGTTATGTTGGACAGCAAGGCTTGATGCCCTACAGCGGTATTTCGCATCCCCACCGTGTTGGAAAACAAGGATTTATATCCTATGGCAACATTGGACGAGCCATCCGTATTGAGAAGCAAAGTCTGATATCCTACAGCGGTATTATTGTCGCCAGTCGTGTTGGACACCAAGGCGCTGACTCCTACAGCGACATTACTCGCCCCCGTCGTGTTAGAAGTCAAGGAGCCACTTCCTACAGCGACATTGTTCGCCCCAGTCGTGTTCAAATACAAGGAACCATATCCTACAGCGAGATTATCATCTCCAGTCGTGTTGGAAAACAAAGCGAAGCCCCCTACAGCGATATTATTCACGCCAATCGTGTTGGACACCAAGGCGTAGCCCCCTATACCGATATTATCGGTAGTGCCCGAGGTGTCTATGCCGTTTAAAAGCGACCGCCATGACGTGCCGTTGTACGAAACTAATTGGTTCATCTCCGTATTAAAGGCAATCATTCCTGGAGCTGAAAATAACGCATCAGTTTGCGCCGTCGTCAAGCGAGAAAGTAACAAAGCTCCCGTGGTTGTTTGTATCTCAACTAAAGCCGAAGGGGTAGTAGACGAACTCGGAAGACCCCCCGTGAACAATGAACAAACTTGCTCATCGCCCCCACCTATGTCATTCAACAAAAACTCAACCGGCATTAGAGAATCAACAAAAATAAGACCAACGCCATTAATGAAACTAACGTGCCCGAGGTTTCCTATTGCGTTAACAAGGGCGCTGGGGGCACTTAGTGCTCCAAAAGCACCTTGCAAAGGAGCCGGGACTTGGTTAATACTCACACCGCTATCTTGGATCACCGCCCCCGTTACACCATTAAAAGTAGCTATATTACTATCAACCGCTACCCCAGGACCTACAACATCGCCGTTACCCACATTCTTCCACCCCCCATTAACATATGTCTCGAGTTCATTGGTGGTTGTGTTATATACGATAGCCCCATTAACAAGGGTAGCTGCCGGAATAGCGTCTCTTTGCGCCTCGGTTAGTTGGGGTGCGTAAAAACCGTTATCCTTATTTGTCGGACTTTCTTTAACGGCTAAACTTGAAAAAGTGGTGATTGCTGGTCTTGGCATAAAAAAAACTTTGGTAATTAATAATTATCAAAGCTCTTTTTAAGGATAGAACATCAACCAGGTAATATATGAATATATTACTATTGCGATTTTGAGTTTCGCAGAAACTATATAATTAGCAGTATAACATATAATAAAATATAGGCTATACTATATTGATATTGATACATTCAAGTTTTGAACCGTTACAGTCGATGTGTTGGTAGCCGCTATAAAAATCTCTATATAATCATTAGTAACCCACGCCACAGGCACTGTATTAGAAATGCTCGCCACCTCACCACTTGGCACCAGCTGGCGACTTGTTGCCGGAATTAGAGCGACCCCATTTTTGTAGACGCCTATCGAGTATATACGATTTTGGCCCGTTCCCGACATGCTAACGTCAACGTTTACAAGAGCTGTAATAGGAACAGAGCCAGTATACAATAGACGATTATTTGAAGGCATCGTGAAATTAGCTAAAAAACGAGAAGTAGTTATCCCATTTATTTTTTGAAAAGCATCTGGTGTCACTATACTATTGGTAACTGCGTTATTTTCCATATATAAGCTAGCCTTTAGACTGGGGCTACCAACTAACAAATCCGCGTAAGCTTTTGTAACGGCGTCGGTAGCTAGTGTAGGTGTCGCCAAGTTTATGATCTTATTGTTATTTAAATTGAGATTGCTTGATAGCGGGGCGGCAATATTAACGCCTCCATTTTCCAAAAAAATTATAATATCGATACCCGTAGCCTGATCGCTAAGAAAACTTTGTAGAGTTAAAGATCCATGAGTATCGGTAGAAGTTGTTGTATGCTTCCACCTAAAACCAGAAAACATATTATTTCTATATTCCATATTAAGCAGAGAGGGGATCGCAATGGTGGGAATAAAACTATTAGTTAGCTTAAAAGCAGACAACGGTGGCGTATAATTAAATTGCTGCTCAGGCCCTAAAATATTCAGTCCCGGATTAAGTCCGGCAACTGTTATAGTACTCATCGGCATAATGTTAGCTCCATATTATTTCAACGTTATCATTTAACAAATCCCAAACCCATTGCTCATTTGCTGGGGCGTCGTAACCCACTACCCAATCAGTGCCGTTGTAAATTTCAGAATTTAAAAAAGTTGTATTATATCTAACCATTCCAGGTGTAGGAGTAGCTGGTCTTTGTGCTGTAGATCCGCTAGGGAGAGTCAGTGACCCTGTTCCCGAAAATACCGGATCTGGCGCAAAAGTTGTCGCTATGGGACCACTCAATAAATCAGAAGCAGTAATATCCCCCGTAAGAATAAGATCTGTGGTTAACAATGTATTTAAAGAATTTGCAGCGTCCGTGGCAGAATCAGCGGCATTAGCAGCTTCAACCGCTGCCGCCGTAGCAGAAGCGACTGCCGCTGCTGCTGAGGCAATAGCTACCGTGGCGGATCCGCTGGCAGCGGAGGCCGCCCCCGAAGCAATAGTAGCGGAAAAACTTGCGCCTGTTGCAGAGAAGAATGCGGAAACGGCAGAATTCAAGGCCTCACCAGCCGAGCCAGCAGCATCACTTGCCGAGCCAGCAGCATCACTTGCCGAGCCAGCAGCATCACTTGCCGAGCCAGCGGCGCTAGCAGCTGAACTAGCAGCATTACTTGCCGAAGCGGCCGCCTCAGCTGCCAGCTCTTCTAAATTCGGGATCGAATATAGGCCGTCTTTAATTAGCCTGCCGGTGATACCATCCCATACAGCTATATTACCGTCCGTTGAAAAGGGTGGAGTTGGCCCACTCACATTGCCTACTTCTGAGATGGGAGTAGTGCTAACTATACCCGCCGTATTAAATATGTAACCATCGGCCAAAGAATTTAAAACTTGTGCATTTGATAACTCTGTATTTGGAAAACCTATAATAAATGAGGCGTCGGTCACAACATTTAAATCTCTTCTTAAGGCAATAATGTCCAATCTCATATCTATTAAAATTGGAGATGGCATTGCAACCCCTAACAAATCCCCTACTAATACATAGTCAGGATCGGATAGTATTCGCCCTGTGACAGGCGAAATAAAGTTATACAAAACATCAAATTTCATGCCGTTAAATGCCCTATAAAGTTACTTATTGCGACTATGTCGTTATTAAAATACTCTGCTGCCGTGTCTTCGTAATAAGTCATTATGGACGGGTCGGTGTTGTCTAGCTCCGTATTTAAAGAAAGGTCTAGATTAGGTTGAAAGCGATAATAATATAATTGATCCAGCGTATACTTAGACTGAAGCGATAAATTTTTTGCTATTGATTCTTGGCCACCCGTACAAGCTATATCGAATAATCCAAATATTGTTGCGATGGAATCAAAAGCAAGTGATTCAACCGGCGCAACTCGCTCATCTACTACACCTGGATCAGTTGGGTCAAACCCCATTTCTCCGATACCAGTTCCAAGTGACAATACGCAATATCTATTTGCCCGAGGTTTAATCATTTTTGCTAAATTTAAACCGAATTGAGCTGGGTTATTTTGATATACGCCACCATCAATATAATCATGACCATTTGTCGAAAGAGCCGGTAAATATATCGGTGCAGCTCCCGTAGCAAGACCTACGTTGCTTATCAATTCATTCTGACCTATAAATTCGGGATAATTAAGATTAGAAAATAGTACATAACTACTCGTATCTTCTTGATAAGACGGAATTATGACATTTGTCTTTAAGTTCTGTAGCGTGTTTGCGCCAAAAGTATCTTGTACTGTTTTGTATAGCAATCCATGGCCATAATAGTCCATAGTGGGTCCCGAAGACTGATAAAACGGGATATCCGCCGCGATTAAAGCTAATTTAGAAGCGAGTCCAGGTCTAACAGACGGCAATAAAGAGGTAAGGCTAAAAATATATGGCCCTTGCACAGTAAAAAACGGCGTCATTTGATCTAATGTTAGACCGTAAGCCAAAGCTAAAGCCATAATACCGCCGACGGAAGTGCCGCAAATTACATCAAAATTTTGCCATATATTAGCGGGATCAACGCCCCATTGCTGAACAAATCTTTTTAGAAATTCAAGCGACAGGTATCCACGTTGGCCACCTCCATCAATTTCCAATATTCTCAAAGTGCGAGGATCGCTCATCACGCCCCCCAATGAATGTTTTGTAATTTTAACGTTAATTGCTCGTTTTGCAAAACTTGGTTTGAACTCGGGTCAGTATAAGTACTAGGTAATCTCGGCATCGTTACAGGACGCGGATCGGCCTTTACGAGTGGCGGTCTATCTTGCTCTGAGGGCGCGTCTAAATAAGGCCTACCAACCATCAAACCATTCCATACCAAATTATCTCCACTCCATACCATTTGCCGAACCAAATCCTTATGATTAAAATCAAAACCACTGTCATCGCACACTCCAAGTGCAGCAGGATTCTTTGGGTCAATGACGACATGTTTTCCTTTCCAACGATTAACCCAACTCATTTAAAGCTCTCCATAATTTATATCGCCGGTAATGCTTATAACGACATTCTCGGAATCTTCTATTGTTGCCAGTTTAAATGATTGCTCATATTCGCCTTTAAATAATCCGGCTTGTTGAGGATTGTATTTTAAAGCAAGGTGATAACTTAGACCCCATATCAAAGCGGGGTAAAAACGTGACGGAATCTGCAAAGCATCGGTAGAAAAAGCACCTGTATCCTGGATCATTTGTATATAAGAATATTGCAAACAATTATATTGATCAGAAGGCGCGGGCCATAAATTAAGAACAGGGGTAATTTGACGATTCAAATAATAAATGCTTGGGCGACCTTGCAACCTCTTATTGGGATAAGTCAGATATTCATATCGGCTTACATTGCTTATCGGCATATCAAGAACGTTATTATTAAAATAAATTTCTTGAATATTGAGCGTTGCGCCGCCAGTTTCTCTTATACGATAGGCTCTAGCATCAACGGGAGTAGGCACGTCAACCCATACAATAGCGCCTGTAATAAAGGTTGATGCGGGAATAGTAACCAATGGTAGCCAAGCCACAGTATCTACTGAACTTTCTACTACAATAGAATAAACAGCACCGTCATTAGATTGGACACCTACGAAGTTAATTTGTTGCGTTACTCCAGCTCCGTAATCATAGGAAATATTTCCATTATTAGCGTTTTGAGTGCAGGCAGTTAGCGGATTGCCATCAAAAGCCTCGGCAGCTACACCCCCATTACTACTAGCAGCTACCCCATTTAGTTGACGTGTGGATGTTCTAAGATTTACTTGTATAATATCACTAACTATAACAGGCAGCGTATATTGTACTTGAGAAGTCGCTAGTGATAGATAGCTAGCTTCAATAGTCCAGAGATTTACACTTTTGCTTATCCACTCTAAAAGCAACAAATCAATACTTCTTCTTGCCGATGATAACTTTTGAGGGTCTGTAAATTCCCCTAAAATACCTATTCTTTCAAAGGCTTCTCTGATGATAAGCTCAACGCGAATAGACTGAAAATTAAAAGTACCAGAGGTAGGAAGCATCAAGACGTCTCTTTTTAATTATTATTTATGTCCAAATCCCCTTAATGTCTCAGCTAAATTGGCTCTTTTTCTGGTTAGAGGGTTTTGAGAACGCTCGGCTTTTTCTAGTTTTTTCTCAGGGATTTTCTTACCCTCAGGAACTCCTAAAGCTTTATGTAAAGCGCCTTTGTGTTCCGGGTTAATAGCCCCTTGAATCCAGTTTTTTCCAGATTTCGCCATTACTTCTCTTTTTGCTCTACTATGTGACATATTAAATCCTTATATTTGTCTAAAATTCATATCAATACTATTAGCGGCGGTACCAGCTGCTCCGTTAATATAGATCAGGAGGGAGGCGTATGGTGGCGATGGTTGAAAATACGGATTTACTGCAAGGGTTGGGGGGACAGGAAAAATGTATTGGTCGTCCGCGTTAGTTTCTTTAACGGTGAACAAATTAAAATTATTAGTAGCATCTAAAAAAGTGTGACCGTTATTACTAATGTCGAGCAGGGTGCCGTAAATAGTTGTATCGATAGAAGCAAGAGTTAATCTTGATGTAGTCAAAATATAATTAATATTATTGCGGTCTAGATCAATACCAATCAAAGGGAAAAACCCATCATACCCAGAGCCTACTCTCACAAGCGCCGCGGCTCCACTAGTTGCTACAGAATAAACTTTGTCATAAATTTGTACGGAAGAAACAGTATTAGCGTTAGGCCCTGCTAAAACTTCGGTAACAAGAGTCCCATTTTGGATACCTCTTATAGTAAAGTTTATTGCCGCAAGGTTGTTTGCAGAAGTAAGAGAAATAGACCTACTATATCCACGATCAATAAATGATACTTGGTTTGTGACTTGATTAACGAGATTGCCGTTTAAAACAAGATTATCCGCCCCAACAGTAGTTTGTAATGCGCATACATCTGATGTATTAGATGCTGGAAAAATGTATCTTAAATATCTAGACATAGGGCGACTCTCTTTTAAATTTAAGTAAGTATGTAAATTAGAATAAAAACATCTAATTTACATACTCTTTAAGTATGTGCAATTTTTGCACTATGTGCAATTTTGCACATCGCTAATTAAACTCCAGGTGAACCAAAGATCCCACGTGGATTAGATACGCCAAAAGAATAACGCTCAGTAGCCTTAGCCATAACGTTATCTGTTGGATAATCGACGTAAGTATCAGTCTCAACCGGTGTTCTTTGAAAATGTTTTAACCCATCTTCTGCGTCAGTAAGGATAAACCAAGCAGTAGCCGAAGTTAGGTACTGATTAATTTTGTAGCCATCAGGGATATAGTCGTTGTGATATAAGGCGTTAATATCATTGTTTGCTACATCCACACGGAAAGCCGAATTAAGCAACCTAGAAGCAGCGAATTGCAACTCTCTCGGTAAAATCAGTTTTTTAGCCATAGTTTGAGACAAAATCCCGCTTTGCATAGGGAATTTTTGAATCAAAATAATAGCTTGCTCGACTCCTGCTTCACTAAAATCAACGTTTGGGGCAGCTCCAGCAAAGGCATTGGAGAATACACCACCGTCAATTGGGTGAGCAGCAGAACATACAGATTGACCGTCACCGATAGGATAAGCTGCATTAAAAGCATTATTTAATACATTTGCACCAAGAATATTCTTAGTTACCCTTAAAGAATTTCTAAGTGAAATTGCTTGTTGTGGAAACTGATTTTGATACAAATTATCTTCAACGGCTTCTTTAGTAATCGTAAAACTTAAACCAACTCTTTTATGAATATAGTTCGTCACGATTCTTTGTCCCATACTATCAGTAGCAATAGGTTGACCTTCCATCTTAATATCAGCTGCGCCAAGATATTTCATCTCAACTTCGATTTCCTGATATTTATCTGATTGGTAAGTTTTAAATATCTCTGTCCATTGTTCAGGATATGTTGGATATTGCCCAAAGACCGCCTTTAAACCAGGGCGGAGTAACTGAGCGATTTGTCCGGTATTTATCATAATTTTATACTCTTTTAATAATTAAGCAGCTACTACGCCAAGAGAACCGCCTCTATAAGCATGATTGTTGATTGTGACCATTACATTTAGGAAAGCGGCAGTTGTTGCATCTGCTGCGTAACTAATTGGATTACTTAAATTAATAGGATCATTGGTATAACCGATCACTTTTAAAGGAAGAGTGATAACAGTATGTGCTGGATTGTTGGCCGTAAATGTAGTTGCTAAAAAAGCTCCTGATTGACCGGTACGAGTACTACCAGCAACTGGATTCTGTGGAGCTAAGTTTCCACCACCACCGCCGAGTCCAAGCCCAAAGTTTTGACCCATTAAGCCATATGGAAAACGAGCCTCATTCAATACGTTTGTCCAAGTCGATACTTGTATATCAAAAACTGCACTTGGATCATCGATGACAAGAGCTGTAATTTTACTACCAGGCATAACTGCTGTAGAAGCTGGCCAGTAAGGAGCTTTGACGAGTACGCCTGTTGGCAGCATATATTCACAACCCATGAAGACACCAACGATTGAAACGGCATTTGTTCCGGCATTACCGTCTGTGTTAAATCCATATCTTGCTATAGTACCGCCACCTTGATTGGCGAGAGCTGGATTCCAAATTACCGGATCTCCAGTAAAAATAGATGTCGCGTATGTTGCCACTCCGTCTGCGGGAGCACTTATATAATATGTGTTTGTTTTTTCAGTCCAGCTACCACCATTGATTGATGATAGTGGTCTTAAGCCGAATGGTGCATTTACGCCATAAGCCATAGAAACCTCTTGTTTTAAATTTAAAAAATTATTTTTTTTAAATCTTTTAAGGTAGAGATTTAAGAGACCGATAAAACGATTTTGAGTTTCGTAGAAACTAGTAATTGGATAATCTTTTAAGGAGAGATTTGATAAACCGATGCAACGTTTTAACGTCTTGCCTGACATGTTCCTTTTATGGAGGAGGAACAACCAAAAGATACGATTTTGAGTTTCGTAGAAACTTTAAACTTCTTGTGAATCAAGAATACTAATTATTAATTGTATTAAAATTATTCATTTCGTCAATAGATAATTTATTATTAAATTTTTTAATTCATCTTTAGCTGGACATTATCATAACTGTAGCCCCATAAGGTAAAGCCGTTACTAACTCTCCGCTAGCATCAACTATAGAAATAACGACGGAGCCAAGATTTCTAGTCGTCCAAAATCCATTATATACAATTGGCGGTAATGTCGAACCAAGACTTCCCAAAGATATCATTACACCATAATTAATATTAGGCATAGAAATAGTAAATAATATTTCATAATAGCCACCACTCCCAGTAATTGAAATCACATTAGACGAGTCCTCGATGACAATTGTATTAGAATTTCCAACGATAGTATCAGTGAACACGCACCATGCCTTAGGAATAAAAGGGTTATTAAAAACTCCCGAAACAGTTAAATTCGGTATTGTGGCATTGCCATTGGCATCAATCAATACGCCATTAAGATTAAGTTCGCCAGTTCCGCCACCGCCTCCTGTAGTAAAAACAAGATCAGTATTAATATCCGTAGCTGTTAAATTATTGCCTGTAATAGAAAAAGAACCCACTTGAAGAGAATTTAAGTTAGACACATCCGGCAATAAATTGATGATCGGAACATCTAAAATACCATCGCCGTCAGTTACATTAATATTAGTACCAGCAGTTATAGTAGTAGTAGTCCAGGTTAATGGATTATTGCCCGTAATTACGGCTAACCCTGTTGTAATAACATTATTTAAGTTAAAAATGGATGCCGGAAGTTTAAAATCAATTACAGCACCGGGTGGAACTACATTGCCATTAGTTATGTCGATCGAATTGTCTGAACTGCTAGCTTCGAATGCTACAACGCCGTTATACCCACCTCCAAACGGAATAATACGCCATAACCCCGCCGAAGTGGAGGAGTCATATAGTTTAAAATCAATAATATCACCGGGATTCAAGGTGTATAAAAAGGTATTATCATTTTTTAGTATGTCAAAGGTATAGATAGAAATATTATTAAATATTACATCTGTGCCATTTGCGGAAAGCGTCGCATCTGGCAGGGCGATTGTCCACCCATCTTGGTCGGGATCAACCTCGTTAAAACCAGCAGCTACAGTACCGCCAATGAAAGAGGATGGCCACGACAAAACGATATTATTAGTTAGCGTAATTAACTGATACGATACTTGTGTGGGGTAGACTGTGCTACCATTTACTATGGTGTAAGGCATATTTAAAAATTATTTATAGAGGTTAATGGAGCGGCGAACCCTCCTAGATCATTACTAACGCCTCGTAATGACTTTATTTTATTTGCATTCAATTCATTAAATGCCTGCGTTGCTCTTTTGCAGAATACGTCTGGACGCTCCATCAAAATTACATCTTTATAAGAAATGTACTTTCTAGATAAAGCATTTCGCTCTAATGGATCAAAAGAATATCCTGGTGCTCTATCGGAAGGGACTAGAGTCCATCCTTTTGCTGCCATTTCTTCTACTCTAAAATTAGCCTCGCCTTTTATTCCAGTGTTCACCCATCTATAAGAATAACCATCCTTTTTTACACCCTCAGGAAGAGTGAAAGGACTCATGTAATCCATGCTATACTCTTCTCTTGCTTCTTGTGTCCTTGCTTCGCCATCTCTTGTTGTACGTGACATAATTATTTACCCTTTTTTAAATCTTCTAATTTGTATCTAAGCCAGTCCTTTTCGCTGATTCCCGCATTGCTGCACATTCTTTTTTCATCAGAAGTTAGAATCATTTGTGTTGGACCGGAAGTCTTGCCGCCTATAGACGAGGTATAAGAATTTCTAACTGCTCCTACGGGGGCGACGGCATCTAAGCCCTTTGTATTCTTTGGTGATTCCTTTTTGATTTTTGATATGTAATCATCAATATGGTCAAAATATTCATCTGTAAAAAGAGCGGCTTCATTCCCGTTGCGATTTAAGTCGACGTCTAAATCATTAATAAATTTTGCAACTTTATTCGCCATATTGACATTATATTGCCCCGAATTAGGATCTAGATATTGATGATCTTCTAACCAATCTTTGGCAATTTCTTGTTCTCTCTCGTTAAAGCGAGGATTTGTATATCCAGATTGTTCATAATCATTATTTTGTTTTGCAGGCGCAGGCTTTCCCCGCTCTTCTGTGTAGGCCCATTTCTCTAGATCATTGATGGTATGTATAGCCTTAGTTAAGGATATATCTGCTTCTAATAAAGAATCCAAATCACCCTCTTCTATAGCTCTTCTTTTGTTCTCTTTTGCTTTATCTAAATCAGCATAAGCACTCTTCCCATAGTGATAAGTACCTGAGTTCAAAGATTCGCTAAGCATTTGTTTAAGCTGTAGATTTTCCTGATACAAAGCTTCTTTTTCTGCAATAGCTTGGTATTTGCGCTTTTTCTCTTTCCAGATTTTGCTTTTTTTCTTTTCTTGTTCAGCAGGGGCCTCAGCTTCGGCCTCTTGGATTTCTTCTTCTCCCAATGCCTCTGGCTCTTCTATTTCAGAAGACTCTTCTTGCTGACCGTTTTGTAACTTTTCTATCTCTTCTAAGGCCTGTTGTATCTCGACTAATCCGCTTGTATCCTGGTGTTCTTGATACGGCTCGGTATTAACGACATTTTGTTCTGAATTCATAATTTATCCATATATTTTATTTATCTTGTTATGTGTGACGGATCAGAAATGATAAGGTCGATCGCATCTTCTTTTAAGACAAAAACTGGCAAGTTATGGCAATGTATTTTGTATCCCGCATGTCTTGGGAATACTACCCAATCACCAACCTCGCACCATTTTCCCGTTTGTTCATAACGTGAATCTAAATAAGCGGCCTTAGATTTCTTGACTACTAATCCAACGCAACTTCTATATTGTTGTTCGTCATGAACTATATCGGGTCTAAGAAGACCGTTTACTATTTTCGGCTCAGTATAAAGGCGAACTAATATCGTCCACCCTTGAGGTTCAATATCATTAAACTTGCTGATTTCTTCTTCTTTTGAGAAGTTGTTTAAATCAATTCCTAAATCTTCTTTATTCATCTGTACTTCCTTTGAATATGGTTTGACATATGTCTATTGCGTCTTGCATACCTTTGATTTGACCAACAGAAAATCGATATGAAGAAAAATCGTGAATCTGCCCACTAATGACATAATTCTCAATTTTATTTTTTTCCTCACGTAGGTTTTCAACCAGTCTTTTTAAAAGCATTTTACAAAACGTCTTTTAATGATTTTTTCGTAACTTTAATTGGCAATCCTTGCGGAGTTGCTTGCTTTAAACGGATCTTAGCAACTCCACCCATAGCAAACTTTTGACACGCTCCTTTATCTTTTTTTGAAGCTCCTGTACGTACGCGCTCTTCAAGTCTTTCTACAGCTGCTGTCTCCATTTTTTCGTGAGATTTAGCCTTTTTAACCGAACCACCTTCTTTATAAGCTCTCATTTTGCTTTTATCGGCACATGACTTTGAATAATAAACGTCATCTGCTTTGCCTGGATGGTTAAGTAATTTTTCGGCTTTCATGCGCATTGCATCAGGTTTGCCTTGATAACCTGCCTTCATATTTTTAGTAATTTGTGTCATTTTGGACTCCTTGTTTAATTAATTCAGTTTGTGATTTTAGTTCCGCCATGTCTTCAGCAGATTCAATCTTGGCCTTTTCCTTTTTAAAATCTAATTCCGCTTTCAAAATGTCTGTGTCTCTTCTGAGTTCCGCAATATCTTCTGCTGATTCAATCTTGGCTTTTTCTTTTTCAAAATCTAATTGAGCTTTAAAGATATCTGCTTCTGTTTTTTGGCTTGCTATTCTTTCTTTAGCTTCTATTTCAGCTTGTTTCTGCTGGATATCTGCCATTAGCAATGCATTCGGATCAATTGGAGCTTCTTGTTGGTTATTACCGACACCCGACTCCTCTAATGCCCCAGCAATAGCCATAGCAATAGAATTTTGTATTTGTGGGTCTTGAATCTCTTCTAACGGAGGCAATTCTTGACCTAGTAGCTGTTGCATTTGTATTAAATATTCAAACGCCTCATGCTCTTTTACATGCGCCATAATTATCGGTTGAAACTCGGGGTGAGTTTGTGCAAATAGCCCATGAGTTAATTTATGAGCTGCATGATCTTGCCAGATAGCAGCTTTTAAAGGCATATCTTTCATAGCGTTTAAGTTTTCGCTAATAGGATCAAGCGGCAAAACCTCTGCTTCTTGTGGTTCTGGTTTTAAAATACTATCTATATCTTGCGCATCTAATCCTTGCGCTTCATAATTCTGTCTTAACACCTCCCTCATATTATGTAGTTCAGGAGATTGTTGAGCTGTCCTTAATATAGATTCGGCCTTTAATATCTTTTGAGTGGTAGAATTTACAGAAGGATCAGAAACAGGAATAATCTTCACCTCTTCCACAAAATCATTAGCAGTAATGGTTCTTTGTGAGTTGCCAAAGTTAAACTCTTCTGATTCTAAAGTTTTCCTAAAAAGCTTATCTATCAATTGCAATTCACGAGTTAAAGATACGTGAACTGAACGCAGAACTGACGATTGAATACGGTTGTTTGTCTCAAGAAGAGCCATAGTAGTGCCAGTTGGGATGTCCTCTTTTGATTGGAGCATTCCCATTTCGCTCGTAGACCCTAATTCTTTACACTGGGCGACAATCTCTAATCTAAGCTCGCGAAGAGCGGCGGAAGGCTCGGAATAAGGCAACGGCATAAAAGCCTCCCCTAAGGGAATACCGCCCGTGTCTACTTCTACAAATTGACCAGGGCCTACGATCAAATCATTGTTCTGAGATTTAAAACCTTTGCTTCTTAATCCGCCAGGCAGATTTTTAAATGACCCTGCATCTACTAATTGTCTAAGCAATTTTGTTAGAGTGATAGCATTTGAACCGATAAGATGAGCTAGACCTATGCCGTAAACGCCAAAGCCCGGCAAATAGTTGTACTGAACGAAGTAATTTTCTCTTTTTTGCTCCGGGTCGTTTTCTTCCCAGTTCTTTCTGATCGACAGTATTTCTTTAGTGATTTTATCTATTGTAACTATATATGGCAGAGGTATGGCATTATCTGTTTCGCCCACCCTATCATCAGTAAAATCCTTTAAATTAAGGTATGTATGAACTTCGTATATAGGAAACAATGATTGTTTTGTATAGACACTAATATCAACATCGTCTTTTTTAGGTCCCTTCTCTTCGTCTTCGGGGTTTTCCGAAGTCTTTAAATAAGATAATTCCGCATCTCGATAGATCTTATTCTGCTGATTTAGGATAATGTCCCTTTTAGAAAGGTGCAAAATATGAGTTAGTCTGCTCGATTCAAGAATAGAAGTACAATCGCCATCAATTACAAAATCCTCAGGCCGAATAAAACGACTTAATGGCTTCTTTAATAATTGATCGTAATATACTTTTTTGAAGCCGCTGCCATAAAGGCCTAGATACAGTAGAAATCTTTCGAAATCAGAGTAATAAGATTCATCTTGAACGGTTAAGTAATAATTTAACCAATCTCTATTAGCCTCTCCTTTTCTTTCTATTTCTTCACTGCTTACTCCGGTAATTTTAAATCCAGCTGGTCCAGACCCTGGCAAAAGTTCTGCTCTAGTTGTTGCGTAAAAACGAATAAGTGCAGTAGAAAGAGTGGTGTCAAACGTTCTAGTAGCACCTTTATAAGGAGCAGCTTCTAAATCTTCTAAGGAAAAACCAAGGTATTTTTTAACCTTCTCGACTGAATCCATCCAGTCTTGACGAGCTTCGATATCCTGTTTAATGGAGTCTAGTAATAGAGTAGATAGTTTTTTTCTAGCTTCTTCTGGGAATTTTACGGCAAGATTATCATAAAAAGAGGTGTCTTTATCCTCTGTTTCTGGAGGTGTGCCAATTTCATACACACTCGAGCCATCTTCTAGCTCTTCGACTTTTCTAATATCATCATCGGTAGTTTTCATATATATATGAATAACCTCATGTTTTTCATTGGGTTAATGCCAGCGAATATTTTTGCCTATCAAAACTTCAATATTCGCTGGTGGCTATGCTACACTACTCATAGTATGTATATTTAATATCACAGGAGATTATATCACATGTTTGAGATTCTTGAAAAATTTGTAAAACATCTCGCAAAGCTAGATGAATACTATGTTTTAAGGCAAGAAAAAGAGCATATTATTATAGGGACTAAAATAATAATTAAGGAGCATAAGGAATTTTTGGGTAATGTTTTTCAACCAAGAACACAAAATATAGACAAAGAATTGCCCGTTTTCTTTCTTGTGACGATAGCAGCAAAGCCTTTGGAAATTGATAAAATGTTTTTAAAATACAATTTGCCGTTCTTGAGTATTAACAACAAGAAAGGAATTGCAACTATAGAAGGTGTAAAAACTTTATTAGACGAGTTTGTAAACGATAATTTTGAATATTAATAAAGGTATTAAAAATGTAAAAAAAGAAAATAATAAGCTTGGTATGCGTTAGTATGATCAACAGTTCTGTTCTTGCGGCTGATGTTTCTACAGGAAAGTTACCGGTTGTATCTGATCTTAATGTAAAACTAGGAGCTTATGCGTCTTTCGAAAGTGGTTTTAGTAATCAGAATAAATTATTAAAGTCTGAGAAAAAAATATCGGCTAATAAAGAAGGCTTTGCTTTCTATAGTGACGCCGCCCTTGTTGCCAATATCTCGAATGAGATAAATGATATTGAGTATGGTGGTAAGATTGTATTAGTACCAACTATCAAAGCTAAAGTTGTACCTACCTATAACGGTTCTCACATATTTGTAAAAGGTTTTTATGGACGTGTGGAGCTAGGCTCTCCCATGCCAGTCGCCGCAAATATGATGATAAGTGACGGTGGAATACCAACAAAGTATGTAAAAACTAGCACAGCGCATTTAAAACAAAGTAAAGAACTCAGCCCTTCGTTTTTAACTTCTAATGGGTGTTTTGTAGGCGATAATTTAACTGCTAATTTAGATTCTGCACCTTATAGTAGTGAACCTCCGAGAACAATAAATTATTATACTCCCAAGTTTGAGATTAGTGATGCAAGTAAAGTTCAGATAGGAGTTTCTTATACACCTGATACGGCTAATACCGGAATAGGCAGCCCAAGTGAAAAATCAGATGGCGTCAATAAGAGAACGATTAAAAAGGATGGTGTTGATAGATTTGAAATAGATAGATCAGTTAAGGA